TTGTAGATACCTCTCTGTTCAATAAGATTTTTACTAACCTGCCAGTCAGTAGTCTTATTGTACTCTGAGGTATTTTCAATTTTCAACATCTACGTTTTTTATTATACAGGAAGCTCCATAATTAATTAATTTCTTGGCTCAAAATTCAATTTTCTTGGCTTGCGCCTATATTTTATCGGGTGTGAAGTTTTGAAATGGATTTGTTTATTTTATCATGTCAATTAATTACCCTCATATGTCTCATAATCAATCGTTCCCAAATCTCCGTACACATCGGGGTAATAGATTCCGATCCAGAAGTTATCCTCCATTGCTTTGTAGTAAGTTACTTTTACATTCCATCTCTGTACCTCGTCAATAATTTCTTTGTTGAGAAGTCCGAATTGATCTCGGCAAGCTTCATTTTCCAGTTTGTAAGTCAATGCTTTGTATTTCTCGGCATTTGCCTGTCTGGTGGCGGTAACCGTAGTCTGGCTTATTGCTAAAAGCAATCCAGCGATCAAAAGATATACCGCACCGATAAAAGCCACTGCTACGCCCAAAACAAGCACGGTTGCGCTCACATTCGAATACTCATATTCGTAGCTTAAAGATTCTCCTATTCTATTTGCAATCAGAATAACAACGCCGACTGCAAAAATGATTATTGATAGCCAAAATATCATAGTGTGTCCTCCCTGTCCCATTCTGCGTCAGATTTATCTGACATAATAATATCGTTAGATATTATTCAAAATATAATTCTTTCTCTTTTTCTTAATCTAAATCTATATCTAAATCTATATCTAAATCTAAACCTTTATCTAAACCTTTATCTGAGTGCGTCTACTATGCGTCTTTTGTGCGTCTAAAAAATAATAACTCTAAATTCGTCATTTTTATATTATATTTCACCAAAATTCAACTTGTAAAAATACATATTTTCTCTGTTATGCTGATTTTTACAGATTTTTGTGTCGAAATAAAATTCTTATTTATTTCTTATTTAACGCTTATTTTTTCTTATTTGATGCAAAATAAAAAATTATTTTACCTTAAATTAAAACTTGTTTTTCCTTATTTGCTCCCTATTTAATGCTTATTTACTATCATTAATAGTAAAATAAGGTCTTATTTGAGCAATTTAATTTTCAGATAAAGCCTTATTTTACCGAAATTAATTATTCAAACAAGCTAAATACGTCTTTGCAAAATTCCTCATAGTCGATATTCCCGACCAGTGGCATTTTATTTCTCAGCTTTTCCATTGCTTTAAAAAACTTGACTTGATCTTTGTTCCAGATTTTACAGGAAACAAGAAGATACTTCTCTTCTGTATGTCCATATTCTTTTCCAAAATTTACCCGAATTTTCTCATTCTTAAAAAGTTGGTCTGCCAGATACTCTTCTGTATCTGCGAAAATGTATTCGCTACGGAATAAATGCTTTTGGATTAAGATGTAATTTTTATATGACATGATATTCCTCCCTGTGAAAAGGTTCGATTTAAAATCGAACCTTTCCAGACCTCATTTTAAATGCGGGCTGTCTAAAAATTCAAAATTATGCCGCAATTTTATTAATTCCTTTATTCAGAATAAATTCTTTTATTTCGTTATATCCCCAGCCATATCCGACTAATGCGCTCACAAGCATTTCTGCATTCTGGATTTTCACCAAATCTTCTTCTGAAAAATAATCTCTCATACTTTCTTTTTTTGTGATTCCGAATTCCTCTCTTAGTTGCTTGGTGTTTTTACCAAATATGGACTTGTAAATAACGTCCGTATATGTAGAATAGGCATGTCCGTGCATTCTTTCATTTTCAGAAGATTGCTGGATTGCCTTTGTCAATGCCTGTCTTACTGCTATTCCTTTAGCTCGTTCAAGTTCTGCTGCACGCTGCTTTTTAAAAGCAATTTTTAAGGATTGTTCGCAACCAATAAAATAGTTTCTTGCTTGTTCTCCTCTTTCAGATTTTGATAGCATTGAAAGTTTTTTGGCGAAATGGGCAGTTATCTTATAATCAACAGTTTTATTACCCTCGACATAAATGTCGAACCCCCAATAGTCTTCATTTTCTACCGCAAATGAATTGTCGATAATATTTGTTTTCGCCCATCTTGAAAATTGTCCCTGTGCAAGTCCTAAAAATGAATATAGTTTTCTTGCAGTAGTCATGCCTTCTTCGTCAATCCCAAGTGCAATCTCAATAGGTGTCTGTTCACTTGTTATCAAAACTTCATTTTCCATTCTCCATTCCTCCTTATATTGATGGATAAAATAAAAAGAGCCGCCAAGTAAGATAAAAATTCCTCAAAATTGAGAAATATTAATTTCTTCTTAGCGGCTCAAAAATCAAGACCGTGTGTACTTCTTCATTGAAGAAATTATACCACACAATCAGTCAAAAATCAATATGCCGGGGACGGATTGAAACGGCTATCCGTATCATTTTGGGCTTTTGTTACAGCTTTCGCAATCTCGCTTCCATCCAGAATAATGCTGTTCATAATGTACTGCGGATTCTTGTTTCCGCTGTTCATACTCATTGCCATTGCAACTCCCTGGGCTACTGCTTTTGCCATTTCCTCTTTTGTAAGTCCCATGCTTCCGTCCGAACTGGAAACAATGCTGTCTGCGATCTTCTTCATGGTTCGCGGATTTTCCAACGGAAGAACGGCTTCAGAACCAGCTTCACCGATGCCAATTACCTGTGCACCATTGAAAAGACCACCTTTGGCGTACCAATTAGGCTTATAAACTGGTGTAGAACTGGTTCTTCCACCACCAAGATCATGTTTTCTCCACTCTGAAATATAATAAGTCAGAGTTGGCAAGTGCACTTGTTTCATGCCATCAGCAAATGATTGAGCTGTTTCCCGACCGATTGATGTAAGATTAACATTAAATAGCCTTTTAATTTTATCCGAAATCCCTGACAAATTGGTTTCTGTATAAGTTTTCATTTTTTCTGTTTCTTTGTCAACTTTACCAGAAGCCTTTTCCCAAATCTGGTTTGTATTGATAAGGACAGAAGACCAATAGCTTTGAATGGTTGTCATAACCTTACCCATTACATCTTTGGTATCGGTGTCCATGGTTCCGAGGGCTGTCGATACAGCACTTGCAGAATTTCCCCAATTGGTTTTAGAGTTGGTTTCAACATCATCATTCGTGTTCTTTATCTTCGACCAAATAGAAGGCATTGTGCTTTCTGTGCTTTTTTTCATTCCAGCCATTGCCGTGCTTACGGCAGTATTAGCGAGACCAAAGCCGGTTTTTGTCTTGGATGATACGGAGCTAGAAGCATTTGCAACAGCGGTAGTAATACCTCCAACTGCTGTTTTCACAGATGTATTCATTCCATCGAAAGAATTCTTTGCACTTGTTTCCATTGTGACAACTGCATCTGGAAAATCTTTTCTGAGTTTTTCATCTAATTCATCTAACGGAACGCCAGCATTTTTTAATGACGTATAAACTGCGTCTAGCGCTTCTTCTGTATTAGCATATGTTCTTCCAGATATTGCACTATCAAGAGCATCTTTAGCAGTTAAGTAGTCTCCACTAAATTGATCAGAGCTAAGACTTAAAAGATAAAGTTCGTCTTTCAAATCAGATATACTGATTTTGGTTGTGTCAAATTTTCCAGCTGATTCAGATACACCATCTCCAAGGGCTACAGCTTTATCAGTCATATCTTCCAAAAATCCAGTTGATACACCCGCCTGTGCGCCGTATTTTTCGAGAATTTTTCTTGCATCTTCGGTTGATACGCCAAATTCTCCAAGTTTCTGAATGAAACTATCGTACATTTCAGAATTTGATTTTCCGGCACTTTCATCTGCTTCAATTAACTTCCAAAGCTCTTCTGCTTGATCTTGCGTTATCTTATGAGCACTTTCCATCTCGCCTGTATAATCATGGAGATAACCACCTGTTTGTGATAGAATTCCATTTCCACCTTGCGCAGCTTCTGTAATACTTGCAATTCCTCTTGCGAGTTTAACGGATAATGCCGTTGCGACAAATACAATCCCAGCGGTTCCAAATATAGTACCAAGCGTTGAAGAAAATGAAGATAATCCACCTGTAGCCGCCGTTTCCGCTGCTCCACCAATATCACCGATGATAGTAGGAAGAGAAGATGCGGTATCAAGTGGGAAATTTAAAAGTTTTGAAGCTAATGAACCGATTCCACTTGCAAAGGAAAAGATTTTGGTGGCAATATCCTTGGCTATTTTGATTGCAAACAATGTTCCGAATGCAGCACCAACTTGTTTTATAAATTCTGGATCAACTCCACTTAATTTTTCAGCCAGCCAATTAATAGCATTTGCAATACCATTAATTAAGTCCGCTCCGATATTAATTATTCCTTCAAGTCCGGTAATCAACGCATCTGCAAATCCCTCTGCGAATGGTTGGAATGCAGACCATAAATTTCCAAGAGCAGTTCCAATAGCATTCCAATCAACCTTATCAATAAAATTCTGTATTGAGGTTTTTACACGGTCAATGCTACTCCAAATCCACTCCCAGTCAACATCAATAACTCCGAAATTATCAAGTGCAAGTACGATTCCACCGATGCCAAGTGCCATTGCTGCATAAGGATGTTTTGCCAATAAAGCAAGTCCTTTTCCTAATGGGCTGTCTTTTCCGATGATTCCACCAATAAAGGTTAATCCTTTGAATCCAAGGATTGCAATGGAGATTTGTCCAAGTCCTTTTCCAATTGCCTGTGCAGTTTCCGGGCTGATATTCTTTATTGCATCGGCAATTGAGTTCAAGCCTACAGGAAGCGTTGTATTGATGAAATTTTCTCCAACATCGAGCAAATCTTTGAAGAAGTCAACAATTCCCTGTCCAACATTTTGTGCAAATGGCGCAAGTGCATCCCAGAAGTTTTTCAATGCCGAATTAAGTTCGTTCCAGTGAATGTTGTTTCCGAAATTTGTTAATGCGTCAACAAGTTCCGGGATTGCACTATTCATTGTCCATGTACCTACCGGCACTAAGAATTTCTCATAGAAATCCATGAGACCAGTCCAAACAAATTTTGTTGGCTTTTGAAGCATTGTAAAGAAACTGGAAAGCGAGCTATTCAGTTTACCCCAATTGATTTTATTCAGTAAATCATTCGTAATATTAAAGAACCGTGGAAGCCCGGAATTATCAGATAACATCCATAATCCAATTGGTTTCAGATAATTATTCCACAAATCTTTCAGAGCTGTAATAGAGAAGTTTCCAAGCTTGCTAAGACCTTCACTGTACAGTTTCTTGATTGATTCTGTGGTTGGTTTAGCTGCTTTACGAATTTTCTTAAATACAGCTACAATCTGATCAGCGGTATCATTTGCCTTATTATTCATTTCTTCAAAAGCTTTATCCCATGCAGCTTGATACTCTGATAGGGCTTTATCTAATGCAGCATCCAATTCTGGAAGGTGTGTACTCCCACCGCCTCCACTTCCGGAAGAACTGGAAGAATTGCTAACTTTTGCATCATTTAATTGATTTAATTCATCAAATGAAAGCACAGAAAGACTTTTTTGTAATTTCTTCGCATTGTCATTTGTTTTGTCAAGCCCGGAAGCTGCATCTTCTGTACTATCTGCAATACTTCCCATATCAACTGCGGCACTTCCTGTTGAGGCAACATAGTCGGACATTTTGATGCCTAAAAGTCTTCCAATCCACGAAAAAGCTCTCTGAATTGCAATAACAAAGGCGTTCATATATGGAAGAATCTTTGAGATAATTGGAATGAATAATGAACCGATAGTTCTTGAAAGTGCCGAAAAATTAGATTGCAGTAATCTTAATTGGTTTGCCGGCTGATTTATCGTATTAGCCAGGTCACCCCATGCATACTTTGAACTATTCAAGATTGTTATAGTTCTCAGAATAGCCTTGTCCGATTGACTTAAACTTGATACAGTAGCGTCAATTCCAAGATTATAAAGTTCCTGTTGTAAATTTGCCACACGGATATTAATGCCGTACTTGTCAAGAGCCCGGCTCATTCCGGCTATTCCGGATGCCATATCATTCCATACATTGTTGAACTCAAGGTTCTTTACAGAAGCAAGGTCTGCCCCGATTTCTGTTAAAGCTTGTGAAACCTTAGTTGATGCATCTGCTGTTGCCCCCATAGATGATGCCATCTGAGCATAGGTGGCTTGATAATTCATCGTTTGGTTCGGATCAAGTCCGAGGCTCGTGCCTTTTGTTCTAGTCAGATCACCTGCATCTGATACTTCAAATCCAGTCATTTTTTTTGTCAGTTCTTTTGCACGTTTTTCAAAAGAACCCACATATTCCTCTGCGGATTTTACTCCTGCATTCTGCCACTTGCTCACGTCCAATCCGTCTGTAACTTGTTCGAACGCAGAATTGAAATAGTTCAATGTTTCAACATAATCAGATGCAGACTTTACAGAATTCCAAAGTGCTTTAATTCCTCTTGTCACAGTAAAAAATTTTGCATATAAACTAGCAAGCTGTGAAGTTAATGAGCCAGTCTTTCTTGTGGTTACAGTTGCGGTATTTCCAAAATTAGCTAGTGCAGAGCTTGCAGAGCCAATCATGGAAGCTAATTTTCTTCCTGCATTTCCAAGTCCATTTGCGGCATTTGATAATCTCGAAAATGAATTCGTAAGAGAATTTGTGGCTTTATTTATTTTCCCACTTGCAGTAGCTAACTGTGCCAAAGCTTCTGTCATTCTTACTGTGTTTTCGTTGATTTTTGGTGCGGTTTTCATTACATTGAAGAATGACAATACTTCATTTGCTAGTGTTCCAAGTTGTCCAGAAGATTGAGAAATTTTACCGCCAGCACTTGCCAATTGTGCAATTGACTGAACAAACCTATTTACGGAATCTGAAATTCCATCAACACCAATAAAGCTTTCTGTGATAAATTTCAAGCTACTTCCCAATGCAGGTAATTCAGTCGATACATTTGCAATATATTCGCCGGAATTGGCTAGTCTAGCCATTGAATTAACAAAACGATTAACACTTGCAGATACATCCGGTATTGCCGATAATCCAGATAACTGAGTGATTATCTCGCCAAGTTTCATAGAATTAAAATTACTAATATCTACCTGGCTAAATCTGCTAATGGAATTAATGATTGCGTTCAAACCGGAAGCTTTATAATTAACATTTCCCATGGCTCTTAAAGAATCTGAAAACTGTTTCATTCCATCGGCAATGCTTGTCATCTGTCCTGCATCAATTTCTTTAAGTTTTCCGGTAACTGCATCTTTAATTCCTGTAGTATCTACATCCAGAGTGACTTTTACAGCGTTATATTTCAGTTCAGCAACTTTATTGATTGCCTTCTGAATATCCATTGTTATCTTATCCGTATTGATTTTTACATCAATAGGGAGCTGACCGTCCGTACCTTTTAATGCGTCATTAAGTCTTGTTTTTACCTGTTCAGCGAGCTGCTGAGTGGAATCGACAGCCATTCCCCACACTTTGTCCGATGCTTTTGAAGCGTTTTCTCCATAAAGCGATTCTATTGATACTGGCTTTATTGATTCTCTAACTTTTTTGATATTTTCAAGTATGGTAATCAGCTGATCTGCTGCATTTATAGTATCTCTTGGTACAAGAGTTGGGAATCTATCTGCTAATTCTTGCCAGGATTTGTCAAGTGTAATGCCTTTGGTTGCATCTGTAACAACCTTATTCAGATTGTTTTTCAGAATCTCAGAAAATTCGCCTTTACCAAGGTCGGCTTTTAGCATATCGGAAACATAGATTTTCTTGTTTTTGAAGTAATTATTGAAATCAATCCATTCTTGTTCTGCTCCATCTAAGTAGCTTCCAAGATTAGCTTTTACTACACTTCCGCTTTTGAGAATCGTATTTCCAATTTCTTCAACAATGCTTCCAACATTTCCAGAGATTTCTTTTCCGTCAAAAGACTGTGCCATTTCCTTTGCAAGTTCGTTCATTTGAGAACGAACTTTTGAAGCAGCACCGCCTTTTAAGTTAAATGCTTCAATTAATTGCTTTGAAATGGAAGAGGTATCAATTTTAATATCACGTACTGTTTTATCAATGGCGTATTGCAGTTTTTGTGTTTGATCTCCACCCTTGATATCCAAATCAATACTAATCTTTTGATTCTGAAGATTGCTAAGGTTGATTTTACTAAGTGTGTTTAATTTTGAAATAGCACTATCAAGCCCAGAAGTACGGACATTTCCTAGAGAATTAAAGGCAGACGTAACCCTTCCAAGTTCCCTTGCATAACTACGTAATCCATTTGTATTAACTCCGCTTAATGCGGAATTAACTTTTGTGAGTTTATTTGAAAGATTAGTCAGCGCGCGTACTGCTTTTTCTGTACTACTGCTAATTTGTATATCAAGGGTATCAATGGTATTGTCAGCCATTTTATTTATCCCTCCTTTTTTTACAAAAAAATAAAGGGCAGACAAGACTTATTCATCCTGCCTGCCCTTTTCATGGTTAAGCTCAAAGTTCGCCTGCATGAGTTGCAAGCTTGCCAAAAGTGCGTTTCTCTGTTTTTTCTTTTCTTCTTCGGAAAGTATGCCTTCCTGTTTACGCTTTTCTTCCTCTGCTGATTCCAGTAAAGGTTTTTTCAGATACTCTGCTTTGGATTTTTTCCCCATTAAAGCATTTGCAACACCTGTGAATGTGGCTGATGTTTCATAAATTCCCGCTTGCCAAAGTTCAGCGTCTCTTCTCTTTTGCCGTATCTTTTCAGCTTCTAGATAAGGTTTTAATTCAGCTGGCGTAGAATCCATAAATTCTTCTTTAGATACACCAATAGAGAGGTATAAAGGAAGAATCTCTTGGTAAACAACTTCTCGAAAAGTTAATTTTTCTTTTTGTGATCCTGTGGAATCTTCGTTGCATTTTTCTCCAATGCCTGTGCTTTTGCTACTGCATTCAGAAGACCGGATAAAAAACCATTTTTCTCCAATTCTTTGTCGAGAAGTTTGTATAAATCAAATCCGCTTTTCGGATTTTCCTCAGTTCCTTCATCTTCGTAATCATCCAAAAGGTCACAGACTTTATTAAGAACAGCTTCTTTTTCAGAATCACTTTCATACCCAAACTCTTCCTTGTGCTTCTTTTGAAGTCCAGCAAGAAGCAGTTCCGGGAGAAGAGAAATCATCTTCTGAAGGCTTCTCTCTTTTCCATCTGTAATCCCCTGCACCTTGTCCAGCACATCTGTTTTTGTAAGAAGTCCGTATCCAAATACAACCTTATATTCTTTTCCATGTACATTAAAAGTTACCATTTTATAATCCTCCCATTAAAAACATCATTCTGATTTTGTAAGAGCAACCTTTGTTTCAAGTCCCTTGTAATCTGTGATAATAAGGGAAATGGACATTGTTGCAGCTTCATTCTGTCCAACTTCTGGAAGTGGAATCTCACGTCCGCACTCAGCTGTAACAAAGAATGCATCTGTCATATCCGGGAAAACAACCTCAAACCATGTTGCAAGTCCAGTTTCTTTTGCTGTCTTAGATGCACTATAAAGTTCCTTAATCTGCTTAACAGATTTATCTGGATCCATGATAAATTCGATTTCCCATGTACCGCCAGTATCCTGTCTACCAGCTGCATATTTTGTGATATAATCTTCCAATGCTGATACGTCAATCTGCTCTGTATCAAGTGAAATTCCACCAATAGAGCTTGCAAGCTCAAGTTGCTTAAAAGTTGTAGGCTTTACGCCTTTTTCGGTTTCAACTCCATAACCAAAAGTCACGCCTAATGTTGTTAAACGGCTCATTATTTCTCCTTTCTACCTTTAACTCTTTAAGGTCAGCAATTTTTTTCAAACAAAAAATCGGTAATATGCACGTAACCCTGTGCCGGGAGATAGCGGATCACCGCCTTTCTACTCTTCTTTTCCAGACTGCTTAATAAGCTGATTTACATAAGTGCTTAATCCGGCAACGATAACACCTTGTGTAATTGCGGTAAACAGTGCCATTGCAGCTTCCTGTGAACCGGAAACTGTAGATGTTGCAAAAACATAAAGACCGCAAATTAATACACCAAGGATTCCTAAAATCATTGGAATAAATTTGTCAGAAATATTTTCTGATTTTTTAATCATTGCCCCGATGAAATAAAGAACTACAACGACAACAAGTAATTCCGGCTTTACATAGCTTAAAATCTGATCCATAATCTCACCTCGCTTTCGTTTTAAGCATAAAAAAAGAACGTCTATGCGTTCATTGGTTTCAAAGTAATTTTCCTGTATATATCCGGCTGTATCGGCTTATAAGCTTTTTGATTCCACTGTCGCCAAAAAACATAGGCTCCGGTCCGTATGTGCGACGAAATCCCATGCTCACCATAGCTTTGTGACTTATCTTGTCCAATTCATACAATCTGGTTAATGCTTTGCTCCCAGATGTGAAGCAATTTACTTGAAATGATGGCATTGTTGCGCATTCATCTCCTTCAAGGTCACCTCTCGTAATTGGATTTCCGAGCATATAAAGCTGTGCATATGCTTTTTTGCCAGAAGCATTTGTCTCGCTCCCATCCATGGAATAATTGTCTGCGCCAGTAATCTTAGAAACAGCCGCTCCCCACCTTGAAAAAACTTCCAATACAGGGGATTCTATTGTGTCCGGCATATCTGTCACCTCACAATAAAAAATGCGCCCACCTTTATGGTGAACGCATTGCATGTTATGCTACAATTTAACACTGTAATCATAACATAATTGGTTAGTATCATTCAGTATATTATGGTATCTTCTTTAAGAAGAGAATACCTCTTTGGCAATTTTGCGAACAGCAATAATAACGGCTTGTTCTGCGTGATACATAGGCATGTACGCTCTATTTCCATATGAATGGCGTGTTTCTCCACTTCTTTCGTCCGTATACCACCATCCATAAGGTGAAAACGCATGGGTTTGTCCGGGGTATGTACCTACTCCGTATTCAGAACCAGATGGCAGAGGGTAATTGTTTGAACCATATGTGATACCAGCTGAAAATTCAATGAATAACACTTTATCACCAGACAGCCTAACAGATGCACCTGTAATGTCACCGTTCTTATTATAGATTATCTCGGTGTAGTATGAACCTTTCTCTTCGTCCGGGATGGATTCCATTGTGGTCTGAATTACTTGTAATCCCTCTTCGCACAATCTCTTAACAAAAAGCTCGTTCTTTCTTTGTAAATCTTTCTGGTATGCCTTTAATTCATTAATTGCATTACGAATTGATTTCTGCGATAAGGTACACTTTATCGTCTTACCCATCTTCATTCCCTCTCTTGGAAATTCCGTATCTAGCAATATTGCCTTTTTGTGTGTCTAAAATCTTCTTTAGCGTGTAATCTGGCAATACTGTAAGTTCTCCATTTTCATTCAAAATAAGGCTTCCGTCCTCGCTTATTTGTGGGATTCTGTCTATCCAAAATATATCTGCTTCCTGTGGATGGAAATTTCGATTAAAGCTTGTAATGTATCTGTCGTAATCTGGCACTATTCCGGCTGCAATTTCTTCTGGTGTTCCAGCTGTAGATGATACAGAAAAAGAGTATAAAACTGGTTTCTCATAAACTTTAATACGGTCTAACTCTTTTGTTTTCTCGGTTATTCGTGACCAATATACTTTTTGCTTTTGACGGACTAATCCTCTCATATTTCCTCTCTTTCTTAAATTTGGTTGCTTAACTAAAGCCCTCTTTAGTTAATTACATCTATTACGCTTGTTTCCGTGTCTGTACCGCTGTAATATACAACAATAATATTATTGTTGAACTTTACAGAATTTGCATTTCCAGCATCTTGACCCACTGAACCGCTTGCTATATTAGATGGTTCACCCCAACTGGTTGCTGATTCAAAAACAGTAGAAGCGATAGCTTTTCTTTTCTTTAATTTTCCGTCAGCTCTATTATAGTAGTAAACTGTAATATAACCATCATCGCCATAGATAAGTGTTGGTGTACTCAAATATACATCTGTAATATTTGTTTTTTTAGTTTCCCATGTTCTTCCATAATCATTAGATTGTATCTGAAACATTGATGCATTATCTTCTGACCGTCCTAATGCGATAATTTTACCATTGCCAATATATGCAGCACAAATTTCAGTAGGAGTGTCGGACTGTGTTGTTGGACTTGCAATTTCAATCTGACTCCATGTTTCTCCACCATCCTTAGTAAGCACATATCCGTATGAATTTCTGTTTGCTCTATATGTATTGTAAAAACTAATGACACCTACTGTAGGAATATGAAGCGCATCTCCAATATGACTTGGTTTTATATCAAAAACAGGAGAACTTTTTTTCGTAAAATTGATACCGTCAGAAGTTTTATATAAATCAAAGGAACAATCTGCATTTACTGGCGTTCCTTTTCTATTCCAAAAATAAATAACTCCTAAAGAATCATGTCCGAGTCCTGTTATAGTATCTCTGACGTTTTCTGTAGATATTATTTTTTTCGCTTTTGACCAAATAACTCCATTCGGACTTGTTTTTGCAAATATATCAACATTAGTATTGTCTGTATGACTTTTACCAATCGAATAAACACAAACTAATTTATTATTTACTGTTCCAATAAAAGGAAAAGCATTATAACCATCATCTGTTGTTACATGGAATTCTTTGTTTTTTATATTATCAATACCAACGGCAATTATGAGATTTTTAGATTGAACTGCAAAGTCATCTATCTCGGACTTTACTTCACTTATTTCTATTTCTGTATTTTCTTTCAAGCTATTTGTTTTTGATTCTAGTACTTCTATTTTTTCTCTTGCGATAATATCATTAGCCGTAAACGGATTTACATAATTTGTTTTATTGCCTTTTTCAATTTGGATTTCAGATAATACCCATGTATTATTTCCACCAGATGAATGTCTAATACGCATATATGATATAGATTTCTGAGAATTAGTACCAAAAACATAACTTGTTTCAGTCAGAGTATTATTAAGAAGTTCCAGTACACTTTTCGTTCCATCAGTATAATAAAACTCAAATTGAATACCAATACCGTCTGTTGAATCTGAACCATTTGTTAATGCTTTTAAACTTATTGTATATTTTGTATTAGGCTCAAAGGAAATGGGATAATTGTTTTCTTTGTATGCATTGCCTAAATTCCCAGCTGTTCCAGTATAAGAATTCCCGTTTCTTGTCCACCCGGTTGCATTTAATAACCATCTTGGGTTAAAAATATTTTTTGTCTCACTTTCCAAGCCATCTAAATCTTCCTTTAGTGAACCAATAGCTTCTCCCGTTGCTTTTGCTTCTGCAAGTCCACCTTCTATAGTCAATGTAGTGTCTGGCTGTGATACACTCTGGATGTCCTTAATAGCTTGTTCTTTTGCGGAATTTACATTTTGAACAGCTTCCGCAGATGTGTTTTTAGTAAGCTCCAAAAGCTGATTTATAACATCTTTTTCTTCCTGTCCTATCTGTGGTTGATCAATCTCGATACCCTCTAGCACTGGTACTTCCGCTATTGCGGTATTCCATTCAACACTAATATTTGAATCGGAATCCGTTTTAACAGCGCAAACAATAAAACGTACCGTTCCCATATACCTTGCTGCATTTCTTCCAATCAACCAAGAAAAAGTTACATTTTCGCCATCTACAGCTACATCATCACAAATGTATTGGTCTTTGATAGAAACATTAAAATCCACACTGCTTACGTTTTCAAAGTTAATTCTGACTGAAAATTTGGATAAATCAAGATTATCTCCTACAATTTTTGGACATGAAAATTTAATACGTTCTGCATTCTTGTCAGATTGCACCCCACCAACTACGATTGTAGAGGGCACGAAAATAGCCCTTGTCTTAGCGTCAATTGTGCATATATCGGATTCTTGAGAAAGCAAATTAACATCTTCTTTTGTGCTCATAAGTAAATCAAGTGCTGTTGCCATGTTCTACCCCCTCTGTGATACTTTAGTTTTACCAGTAGTTATAATGTATTTTCCGTTATCTTTTACGCCAGTGACAGATACCGAAAAATAATCCCAAGTAAGGGCTTCCGGCGGAATTTCACATTGATTGTTCTTCAGTATTACTGGGTATTCTTTTTCCATTCTCCAAAATGAAGCAGCTATTTTACATCCGTTCCACTCTTGAGAAAAGATAAACAATGCTTTAAGATATCCAGTCGTGCCCTTTACCAGCCCAGAGAAATCACACTTGGGATCTGGATAAATTCTTTGATTATTTACAATAAATCTTAATACTCTCATGCAATCATCCTTTCCATTCCAACAGGCGAAACGTATGTAAATTGGTTTCCCAAAACATCTCTGGCTGTGCAAATAACAAACTGTCCGTAGTCTGCCAGAATATTGCATACAAATTCCTCTGCATCCACCCAATATCGTTTCTTGACCATGCGGTGAAGCTCTGGCAGTAGACCATAGCTGAACATTACGCAATGTCCTAATTCATGGATAAATACACGGTTCAAAAGTTCTCCATATAGGTTGTTCGCAATCGAAATTGTCATTGTGGAATAATCAGATACGGCAAGTGTGCGTTTCCCTGTGCGGTCAATTAAAACATCATCTTGTGATGAAACAAACTGCACTCTCCATAAATCCCCATTCATGTAGAATTGTCGTAGCATGGTTTATCACCATCCTTTCTACGAAAAAAACCCCTGCCGCATTAATTTGCGACAAGGGCTTAATTCATTTATTGCTCTAGTTCATCTGCTGTACAAGTCTGGTCAGGTCAGTTTTCATTGACTGTCTGAGAGTTGCATCTGCATCAGACCACATTTCTGTGAGATTACGGATAATGTCAGATGTGTACTCTTTCATGGAATCATCCATTTTTCTTTTGGATTCCGTGTCTTTGGAATCATGATAGTGCCTACGATTCTCATCGTATCTATCATAGGATTCGCCATATCTGGATTTCTTCCGATTCATGTCACCCATTTCCATATCACTACGGTCTGGATGATATCCCATGCGGTACATATTGTGCTCAAATTCTGGATTGTTTAAATACTCATCCATCCAGTCATCATCTTCCATGTACAGATATGGTCTATAACCTTTTCTGGTTCCCCTACCTTTTGGAGCGAAACGCCCATTTGAATAGCGGTAACGGTCATATCCCATGCGTCCAAGATACTTTTCTTCCTGTTCGCATTCATCCATAGCTTCCACGATTCTGTAATCTTTATCTGCACAAACCGCACACTTTACTGCTTCCATGCAGTCTTTCAAATCGTCCCAGTCTTGAGCACTGAGATTATCAAATCCATGTGTTTTGGCTTTTTCCATGGCCCATTTTCCCATTTCCATTGCTGTCTTATGCATTCACGATACCTCCCCTCTTCACAGCCTGTACAACATTTTCTGCTGTTGGGGCTGTACCATTGATTGCAGTCAGATTGTTATTCGGACTACAAGCCGGATTCCCTAACATTTTGAACGCTCCACCAGTAGCGCTTGTTGCAACTCTGGTTGCATATTTTGTTCTGGTTCTGACGCCACATGCTGTTACCTGTGCGCAACAACGATTCTCCAATGGATATAAAGTTGTTCCTGTTCCTATCTGAATCATTACTGGGGCGGTAATTGTGGTTGTATTTGGAATGGACTGTGCTAAAACAATGCAGTATTTTTCTCCATTATTGTAGCTTCCTTCCGGGATAGTAACCACAAGATTTCCACCTGTGAATGCAATTGCAGTAGACAGCACAAGGTGATTGCAAAGCTTACAAACATTCTTACATGCCATATTTTTTACCTCTCAATCAATAAGAGGTGAGCCGCAACCCACCTCTTAGAATTAGTCAACCTCTAAGGGTGAGTTCAACAACTTTTGTTACTTTTAAGATAAATAGTCAGGGATATTCATTCTAGGGCTAGAATTTCCAGTTCTGTTCTTTTTACCAAATAAGCACTCTTCCGCACTCCATCCGGCATGTACCCTATACGCAATGGTTTCTTTTCCTATTCCAAGTTCTCTACTCCACTGAGAAATTGTTTTCTTTTTCCCACCGTACTCTAAAAATACGCTTCTTCTTTTGTTGCTGGCTTGTTCAAACCCAGTAATCCAGCAACAATTTTCGGGACAATAATTTCCATTTACGTCTTTTCTCTCAATGGTTAAGTCTTCTTGATATCCATTCGCATAAGCCCATTCTCTAAACGGCCAATATTCTTGCCACTCATCACACAATTTAATTCCACGTCCACCATAGTCTTTATAGTGCGGGTCATTTGGGTTAGTACATCTTGTTTTAATCGAAGACCATTTTTTATATAAAATTCCGGTTGATTCTCCATGACAGTTTCTACTTTGTTTTGAGTAATAACTTCGCAAACATCCGCAAGATGTACTTGTTCCCCTCATTAAATTGTATTGATAGCAATTGACATCATTGCCACAGTCGCAATGACATTGCCAATAATTAGAACGATTTTTCCTGCCTATTTTCTTTACTACGGTCAATTTTCCGAAACGCTTTCCTGCCAAATCTTCCGCTTTTGGGTGTAAACATCCACAACTTTTTGTGTGACCATTTCTTAGTCTAGATGTGTCTACGATCACAATATTGCCACAATCGCATTTGCATTCCCATAACCTATGTTTCCACTTATTGGTTCCTGCGCTAGATTCAACTGTAAGTTTCCCAAATTTTTGACCTATTAAATCTTGATTAACCATGCACCGTTCCTCCTATGATAATTTTATTATATCATAATAACGGTACATATTCAATTTTTAATTTAATTCAATGATAAAATCAGCAACAACCGTTGTTTCCCCCACATCCACAGCTTCCATAATATCCATACAAGTTGCTTGCCGGATATGCAGGAACCGGAAGCGGTGCAGTGCGTCTGAGAATTTCTGCTGTATTTGCGTTCATAGCCGCCTGTAATACCGCATTCTGGTCGGACTGTGAAGCCGCCAGTTTAAGTGCCTGATTCTCTGCTCTGAGGTCTGCTGTCTCTTTCTGGCAAAGATAATCAAGGATTGCTCTTGTGTTGCTATTCTGATTTTCCAGAAGGTCTCTGGTGTTGTTGTTCATTGTGTTCTGGAGAGCACAAGTGTTGGTAGCCAAGTTGTAGTTGATACCCTGGATAGCTTCTCTGGTCTCGCAGCAACAACTTGCTAACTGAGACTGTAATGCATTGGTATTCTGCATACCGGCTACAGTATCAGCATTGATTGCCTGCTGAACGCCGTTGAATCCTTGAAGCATTCCAACGTTCACGCCATTGAAGCCACTCTGCATGGTATTGTTAAGCGCATATGTGCTATCGCAAATACCCTGCTGAATACCTCTGATACCATTCTGAATATCATTCAGAGCAAAGCTCTCATTGATATCCGCTCTGGTTGCCCATCCTTGGAAACCTGCACCATTTGTACCGTTTCCACCATTGCCGCCCCAGCCGCCAAAGCCGCCGAAACCGCCCCAGCCAAAGATTGCGAAAATAAGGACAAGCCAAATAAGGGAAAAACCATCGCCGCCCCACATGTCGTTTGCACGGTTATTAGAGCCTGTAGCGGCTGCAATGTCGCTAAGACTATAATTTGAACCATTCATCATGTTTTTAGTCTCCTTAAATTTTATTTACAATAGGAGACATCCGCGGCTGTCATCCCAAATTGTAGCGATTCTAAATCACCCAATTATGGGGAAGTTATTTCATCCCTAAAAATTTTTCTAAAATTCCTTCGGGAGAAAAATTCTTTTCTTTAAATATATTTTGCTGGACTTGGTGTAGTTGTTCTGTATCACCATGTTTGTATAAATCAAGAGCATTTTTTAATGTTGGATTGTTTCCAGCAAATTTGCTCATATCGTTCATCATATTATCAACGCTTCCGAACCTTTGAGAAATCATTTGCTGAATTCTTTGTTTCATTATTGCGTTTGGGTTGAAATTCATCTCTGATTACCTCCCTTCTGTGTCTTGGGCGGTTCAGATTGTATTGGCAATAATTCTTTAATTTCAGAAATTTCAGCATGAACATCATCACGAAGTTGGTTGATCAGCGAAACAATATCAACTTGATTTGTGTTATTGCTTTCTGGTTGTTCTCCTTCATTTACAAGTCTATAAGTGAAAATTCGGCTTCTGCCATCTGCCTGTAACTGTTTTCGGTAAACTTCTGTACCGTCAGTTTTTGGATAATAGACAGGGTTTCCAGACATATCTACATCTTTTGCCTTTACAGTATCAATGCCATCAACCATCTGTCCTTGCAACATGGGGATTTGTGGTACTTGTGGCATTTGTTGTATTGGTTGCTGAATCTGTGCCTGTCCGTATGGCATTGCCTGCTGATAACTATTCTGTAATTGTGCTAATCTATCTTGATACGGCTGTATTTGTTGAAATGGTTGCGCAAAATACGGATTACCATACTGCATATCTCAAACCTCCCTTGTTTTTATAACTATATTTTACAATAATAAGAGGTTGATTAACACGCCACGATAACGCCATAAATACGCCACGTTTTATGAATACAAAGAAAAGCCCCGACAATACATCGGGGCGACTTTCATAATTTTCTTCTTTAATTTTCTGTTTATGCGGTCTACTGTTCTTGTGCTGTAGCCCATGATTTCTGAAGCTTCTGCAAGTGTTTTTTCTTCGTAAACACGCAATCTGAATAACTCTTTTTCTCTGGAATCAAATCCAGCTTCACGCAAATAGAAGATTCTTTCATCTTCTGAAAAGTCTTTATAATCATCCATTCCACTGTCCTCCCTGTAGTGGAATCAATATTTACACCGGGAAAATGCCTTTTAGGGCAAAGCCTAAAACAATACCAATTATGCCAGTTATGACATAAGCAATTATTTTGTCCTGTAACTTTCCTGGCTTTTCCATGAGTGCTTTTAAATTGTCGTTCATTTCGTCAACTGTATCCTTAATGTGTCCCAAGTCATTGTTGTATAAAGCAATTTTCTGTTCTAAAGCATTGATACGTTCAAAAAAAACTCCATCCCTTTTGGAATGCTTTTCTTTCATCTCATGGACGGCACTTTCCAATTCTTTCAAGCGGTGTTCGTTGATACACTCGTGTTCACATCCCATCGCTATTCCTTTCCATCACTCCCATTTTTTAAGATATTGCTTCTACCCACCTAATTTGAAGCACCCCTGCGATACGTGGGAGGATTGACGTATCACGCACACACCATCTTAGAATCCGATAAATGGAAAAACACCATGATTTACATAGATTTCAGTTTCAGAATTCCAATTTCTATTTACAGAAGATTCTGAATGTGATCCTTGAAATTCAGCTCCCTGTTTCACCAGAAAGAAAAGAGCCAAATCAAATATGCAATCATAGCAGTTTTCCATATCGGAATTTATTTTCTCATCACTGTAAGATGAAGGATAATTCCTTTTCTTCTTAAATGAACGAATAGCCCTCTTTGCTGAAAGAGGAATCATCCTCGCAGTTTCTGCATCATCTTCAAGATAATTTGTCAAATCCTCTATAAGCTGTTCGTCCATTTAATCACCTACCTTTGCTGAGATAAAATCTCTGATATTATTCCAGCCTTATTAGTTGCTGTCAGGGCATAGCCGTTATCACTTGCGAGTTGTCTTAACTGAGATACAGTCATATTAGACAACTCGCTTTCTGTATACTTATGTGTTGATTCATCATAAGCACTTGCTACAGATGGTGACTGGCTGTTTTCATCGAGACTATGCCCGGTTATTCCCCCGCCTTGGTACCGATAACGATACCGCCGTTAGCTTTTGGTGCAACAGGAACAAACATACCAGACGCTTTTGCCCATACTGCAACTGGGTCTGGTGTAGCCCACATGGAAAGAGTTACGAAAGAACGGTTCTCTTCCTGGATGAACTGTCTGTATTCCGTTTCCTCTGGAGTTGCGCCCCAGAGACCAACACCGAAGGATCCGTCGGCATCTGCTTCATACAGAGTAAATACATCCTCTTTAAGGTATCTGGCTGTTTTCAGGGTTCCATCTGCTTTTCTGAAATTAAAGTTCTCATCACAACGATCAATTGTGATTTCATATTCCTGCATAAGCAGATTGGCAAGCTCCTGCTTTGTGAGAAGCCTTTTATTTGCAGCACCCAGAACAGCTGTCTGCATTGCAGTGTTGTTCCGCATGTAGTTAATCATTTTAAGAGAAGTAACAGCTTTGTTTACTACATAGCCATTGCCTTCTGCTACAGCTACCATTTTCTGGATATCGCCCATGATATCTGCATCTGGCTTAGACCAATCAGTAAGCGTTACTTTTGCACTTGCTGGAACGCCATAGTCAATTCCCATGTCAACATGGTTCTCTTTGATTGTTACAGCACCAGTGGAAAGGAACTGTCCTTTCATAACATTTGCTCTTGTAACAACGCCCTCGAACAGTCTGGCTGCATCCTCAAATACAAAGTTTTTCAGCGCTTCATTATCCGGCACACCGTTTTCAATTGCCTGCCGTAAGTTTTCGGACTGATTGATTTTTCTCTTAATGAAGAGTTTTTCAGTCAGGACTTTTTCAAATCCAGGTCTTGTGCCGATTTCTGCTTCGCTATCAAGAGCGTGGACGAATGCAACTTCCGGGAGATTCTGTCCAGCCATAAGTCTGTAATACTCTGCTTTCAGATACTGGGTTTTTGTATCTGGGAAAATGGTATCGAGGATACCTGGTCTTTTAACGCTGAAATTCTGAGAAAAATTAAGTCTTTCTTCTTGGGTAATTGATTCCAAAATATTAAATGGCATTTGTCATACCTCCTTAAAATACTGGGTCTTCTGTGACTACAAAAACAATTCCCGCTTTTTCAAGCTCTGTTTTTGCAGTAGTGTCAACTGTTACTGGAAGCCTCTTTTCGAGAACACGTCCTGCGACAATCACGGAAATTGGTCTCTTGGTATCATCTGTCATATCAACATCTTCAAATACAATGCCGATTGCGCCTGTCGCATTTGTTGGATATACGGAACCTGCTTTAATAATTTTCTTAGTTCCAACTGTTTCAGCATTTGTTTGATCTGCTGTGTAGGTTTTAAGTACAAGTCCGACCTCGGATTCAAGAATATTTGGAGTGGACTCATATTGCTCTGTTTTCATAAAAGCCATTATTTATATCTCCTTTACTTAAATATTTACAGGGGCGTTACCGTCCACTGATTTAGTTTCCTGGTTCTTTTTTGCTGAGTAAGCTTTTGCAAATTCAGCAGCATCACTTTTCACTGTAGGTTTGCCGCCGCTACCGCCTCCTGGATTAGGAGTATTTTCCAATGCTTCTTTCTCCCAAGCTGCTTTTGCGGTATCAAGTGCTGTTTTATTTGCTTCGGAAACTCCCTTAACAAAAGTTTCGACTTCTTTCATTGCATCTTCTGGTTTCTCATACGGTGCAGATGCGTATGCTTTAATAGCACTCGCGTATGTTTCGGTTGAAAGTCCTGCATTTGCGAACATAGAAGTAATTTCACTGGTAAGGGCTTTTTTGTTGGATTCTGCAAGCGCAGCTTTCAAATCAGCTAACTCCTTATCCACTGCTTCCTTTTCTTTCTTGCGTTCAGCTTCTAGCCGTTCTGCTTCGGTCATGTTCTGCTTTTTCAACTCTTCCAACTCTTTTTCCAGGGAATCTGCTTTTTCAGCTTTTTCCTTCAGAGAAACATTTTTGTCTTTCTCTTTCTTAGTTTCAGCAGAAATAGAATCAAGAAGCTTAGAAACCTGTTCCTCGGAAGGTTCTGCAACTCCCATACCGATAAGTGCCTGTTTTGCCTGTTCTCTTGTCATTGAAATCTCCTTTCTTCCAGTCCAATACGCTTTTTCAACACGGTTCGCTCCGCACATGGTCTGTACCCGATTTACGCTCACGGGCTGTTGCAATTTATTTGATTTTGGGTATTAAAAAAGAAGCCTTAGATTTCTCTAAAACTCCTTAAATAATCGAAATTTGGTTCATTCTTCGTTAGATGGAGAATTTGCCATTGGTTCTGTTTTGGACGGATTTTGAAACTTTCCGTCAAGTAATTGCTGTGCTTTCTGCATTTCCGCTTCCGGGTCTGCCAGTTCCGGGTAAATAGTTCCCAGATACGGTAAACTCATTTCGTAGACTTTCTGCGGATCACTAAATAAACCGCAAGTAATCAGTGCAATAAGCGGATGAATTTTATTTTTAAACAGATAATCAAGTGCCTGTGCTTTTACAAGCATATTGTCTGTTGGGTTTCTGGTTATCTTTACATCAAAATCTCGGGTTGAGATATTAACATCATTTGATGTACCACGGATAATATTCAGAATAATTCTAGCAGATTCCTTTTCAGCTTCCTTGGTGAATGCTTCTACCAATTTTGCATCTCTTTCTGCGAAGTCCCATCCATTACGAAGGTATACAGCATTTCCTGTATCCCCTCCGCTATTGCTTTGGCGGTTTGGCATTGCTTCCACAATCAGCATGTTATTGTAGATATCATCCTTTGCAACCTGGCTCTCTGATTGATTCAATTCAGCGGTCATCAGTTCAACATCCGACTGACAGCCATTTCCAGTATCTTTTACAGAGATGGCACCAAGTTTTACCATTTTCAAAAACTCGTTTTCATCTACCTCGCAGTTCTTGAACTTCATAAAGGCTTGCACAAACTGTTCCACGCCATTTAATCTGTCAGACTGGTATTTGTTAATTGCATCAAATAATGTGATTGCAATTTCAACATCTGAAAGCCTGTCATGATTATTCGGGCATTCAACAATTGGAATACCGCCAAAACCATTGATGCCGTAGTTAGTTACTTTCCCATTCTTGATTTCAAAAAACTGGTTCTTTGAATAACATAAATAATATTGCTGTTCATCTTCATCTTTTAAAATCTGTACGGAAAGCATTGGTTTCCCATTTCTCTGTGAGTATACAATGTAACAATCACCTGGATATGGAATAAAGATTCTGAACGGCGGTAAATCTCCGTTTTTTGTCCAATCCTCTTCTTTCAGTATGGCCTTATAAGAAGTTCCTGTTGCACTTTGGTATATTGCCCTTTGGATGTTTCTTGCATCTGCATTGGCTTCATCCAGATAATCATTCAACAAATCAACTTGCTCATTTATTTTTTTGTCTGCATTTTTCTTTTTACATACATATTGGATTGGTTCCCCGCAAATCTGTCCAGCTTTAAACTTCACGGTTTCAAATGCGTGATTTTCAACCACTCTGTTATTAACTTCTGGACGGACTATTTTATTTCGGTACAATATTGGCTGATCGCCTTTCATGTACCGATACAAGTAATCAATCAATGTTCGATTTTTATTATGTATGCCAATTGTATCTGATACTACTTTTACTACATTTTGTGGAGTGATTCGGTCAACGCCTGTGTAGGCTACTTTTCTACCGAATTCACCTCGGCATAAATCTACAAAATTCATTGTATTTCTCACGAGCCGAACCATCCTTTCTGCAAAATAAAAAGCACTGGATGTTTTAATCCAATGCTCTACTTTATATTTTACACATATTAAAAGTATATTTCAGTATACTTCGGTATCATCTTTCGAAACCTTTTATCTTTTTTATTTCTGCTATGGCTTTTAAATGCTTTTTTTTAATGTGAATCTCTGAATAACCCATCTCATCTGCGATACGAACCAATGATTTGTACTCAACATAATGCTTAAATAGTATGTTGTACAGCAACGGGTCTTCAACCTGTTCTATGGTTCGGACTATTTCCTGTTTTTTTTGTAAAAATTCGGATATCATTTTTGAAATCTCTTCTCGCAGATCAAATATCTTTGCAACCATATCTCCCATCGGATCACGTTTTACAGAAGTTTGTACCTTTTCTCCAACAGGAATTGCAGATACACTTGTGGAAAGAGAACTGAGCTGTTCTTCTTCGATAAGCTTGTTTTTGATTCTGTTATCATAATTTTCAATCTGGCGTAAATATTGAGTTGCAGTCATCATATTCTATCTCCTTCCCCACATAAAATTTTTGGTTGCTTTTACTTCTGCAAATCTTTTTCCAGCAAGTGTTATTGCAAGCTGTGTAACTCCATCTGCGGCGTCATCATGCTCATTATCGCCAATATATACAAAGGTCGTTAATTCATCCATAGCCTTTTGATACTGCTTGTCTTGATATTTCGGAGCCAAAAATATGAAATTCTGCTTAACATCCCCGGAATACTGATTTATTTTTTCTTTTTTTGCTTGTTTTGAAGGTGCTTTTGTACTTGTCGTGCTGCAAGCGTATTTATGTTCCTTCAACCGTTCATTTACATAATAGGCATACATATCTCCACCATTATTTGCTTCAAAATTGATAGATTGAATATTATTTCCCATGATTCTTCCAACAACTAATGGCAATGTTCCTTCTTTTGGTGCCGTGCTGAAAATCCAGTCATAAATATACACATCTCCATTTTCGTATTCTGCGCCCACTGGCATTGATAAGCTATCACCGCCACCCCACGCAACATCACAGGCAGAAACATTTTTAACAAATCCACCTTCTGGAAGAACGCCGTTATAATATCTCAATTCGTCAGCTGCAAACACAATTCCTTCACGTAAGAAGGGCTTTTGCTGATATTTGGCTTCCCATTCGTTAGCGTCTAACCTAGCTTTCATATCGACATAATATTTTGTTGAAAATCCAACGCCATACTCATAATCGAAATTCGATTTACCTTCATCATTCAAAGCTGGAATTTTTCTAAACCGATACATTGGATTATCGTGATTTAGCTTCTCGATTTTTCCGAGAGGGTCATATAAATTCCATCTAGTTCCAACCATAAGCTCCCTTGCGCCGTCAATCTTACGGTCAACCATCTTATTCAGATATTCTTGATATGTATTTTCTAATCGGGTGGGGCTTAATGAATGTTGTCTATCTCTTACAAGGTCATCCACGTACAAATACCCATCAGAAGAAATATCAACGGCACCCGTCCAAGTTCCTTCAATACCACGGCAAGTCATTGTTGCAAATCTGTCTGGCTTGTCCAGGTTTATTTCAAAATCATCAGCACTCTGTTTTTGAAGTTTCGACTGTGGAAAAATTTCACTGTAGTTATATTCCTGTGTATTAATGAGATTAAGAAGTTCTCCGTAAAATCCTTTTGCCAGCTTTCCAGAATGACCACCCATGGCACTATGGCTATTCGGTCTTTTACCCATTATCCAAGACATAAAGAAAATACACATAGTAGATTTTCCAACACGGCTTGGAAGCGATAAACCATAAAACTCTATCTTTCTTTCTTCCAAATCTTGTAGGTCTTGGGCTACCACATGTAGTGTTTTTCTTCGTGGAATATAAAATTTCTTGCTGTCTGGTCTATTTTTTTCCATATAAAGCAAGTAACTTTCAAATAAATGTGGTGCTTCTAGTAACAAATACTGCCAGTAGATATCATCAAAATCACCACTGCCAGTTAATGCGGCACACTTCTCTGCTATGTTATGTGAGTATTGACTTACTTTCATAGCCATTTTCCGTGCTTCTTGGTTCTTGTCGAAAGGAAGGTCAATATTCATATTTAAGAGCAAATCAAGGCAATCTTTTTGATTCTGATAGATTGTCATGTCACTACTGATAATCTGATTTAGGACCGTCCGATACCATTCAAGCGAACCTTCTGTGAATTTTTGCATAAAAAAAGCCAGACCTCCTTTCATTTTAGGATTTAGTCTGGCTCTCATGTGGCTCTCTTGACTTTTCTTTTTGTTTTTTGTATTCTAAATATTTTTCAAAACTATATTTTTCACAATATCTACAATTTTCTAATCCATCTGGTTATGGATGTATACACGGAATGTTTCTTAATTTGAACCATACAATTTAATCACTTAACTTTCTGCAAATTTCAATAAAATCTGACTTACTAAGTTCTTTCAGCTTGTCAGCATATTTTGGAAATTCATGTGTATATATCGGATGACCTAAAAGTTTTTCTGCGTATTCGTATGCAAGTTTTCGGTCATCCCCTGTAAGCATACAAATTCCTGTATAGGTTTCAATTACTACGGCTTCTTGTTTTGTCATACATATCCTTTCTTGATAAAATCATCTTTTTAATTCTGAAAAAATATTTTCAATTACTTTCCACTCTGCGAATACTGCCATAAACAGTAATGGTACTGCCGAAAATCCCCAATGATTTTCAACCATTATTTGAATTGTGGCTATCAAATAATCTGCTACCCACTTGAATATAATAAAATTCGCAATTATCCAACATATTTTTCTTGCCTTCTTCACTCAATAGACCTCCATTTATTTCCACGGTATATTATCATTTTCGTGTTCCAAAAAGAAATCAACCTTGTCAACATATCCTTTAGCTATCAGTTTTTTTACACAATCATCAACTCTTACAGGAGATGTATACCTTGTAAATTCATTTGAATATACAGTCTTGGCTGTAATATTTCCGCATATTTTGCATTTTTTTACAATATAAGCATTTATATGAGTACCATTTCCGTAATCTATTCTGTCATAGCATTTCCCAATTTCCTCATATAGGTGGGAACATTTTTCTTTAAACCAATTCATACATTCACCTCACTGGAATCCCTAATTGTTTGTAGGTAAATACGGCAGTGTACTTCTTCCCACATTTGTAGCAAGTTTCTGTAATGGTGCAAGTCTTTTCTTTATCATTGCATTTCGATTCTGTATCCGAACTTTTGAACTTGCATCCACCTGTCAAAATACATTTAATCCGTTTTGTGTTCATACATTCACCTCGAACTCTTTCTTACAGTTGCTACCCTTGCATTTTAACTTCAAGTGCTGAATCTTCGTGTTTGGGCTAATCAGAAGTGCTTTCTTTTGGCAAAAAGGGCAACAGGCGTATTTCACTCCATTGATATTCCTCAATAATGCCTGTCCATTCCACGGTTCGGGTGGGTTCATGTATTCAGAAAAATCTATTCCTTCGGATTCTAATGCTGACTTAATGCTCATTTATTTACCTTTCTATTTCTTTTATGCTTTATTGGTCTTCCCTCTTTGGCTGCCCTTTTTATCATTCGCCGCGCAACAGATTTAAAAACATTATCAAATTTCCGTTTCCCTTTTCTTCCAGCAATTTGTCTAAATTTTGGCTTTTTATTCATTTTTAAGCAGTTATTTGGTATTTTCTTAAAACCAATTTTCATGGCTTCTTCAATGCTTATTTTTTCTTGATCCATTAATTTTCCTCCGTTTCGGAATGCCATGCATTTTACGGAAATTGTTCTTGTTTATTCGATTTGGGGCAAATAGTGTCCAAAATAGTTCATCACTTAATTTACATTCAAATTCAATACTTAACGGCTTTCCTATGCTACAAAGTGTACCGTCCTCATTTCTGTGAAGAATACCGCCTTCGATAACAAAAGCACCATCCGAAATTGAAATCTCTGGTATTTATTCAATCACTTCACCATTACATGTAAAGAAATGCTTTAATTCTTCCTTTTCGCCCATATCAGCATATCCCTTTGTTTTTCCTTAAATTAGCGTATCGGTCAACCAATGTGTCAACAGTAACAGTTAACTCGTTGATTCTAATACAGTCATCCTGGTGGCGTTGTTCATACCATTCTATAGATGGATGACCAGTATCTACATTTTCAATTCCATCAATCGGAATCTTCCAGTTATCATTTTCAAGAAGCTTTTGGTTAAGTGTCTCCGATAAAGCTTTATAGTCCAGGATTATATGCTGTTTTTTCTCGCATTCATCAGCCAAACGAACAACTTCATTTTTCAACTGTTCTTCTGTCCAGTTTGCCATATCCTCAAATTTCATATTTACCACCTCTGTCTTCGAAAATTGTCTCTTCCAAGCATAAATTTTTCGGCTGAAAAATTATCCTCTACATCAATATGTGCTTCACGGTCTTGCACCTCATATCCGTTTGGTGTTAATTCAAGTTTTGCAGTATATTCAGCGCCGCAATTGGTGCATTGCCATGTCACATTTAAAAAGAGTCCTTTTTCTATAAAAGGGTTTGTGAAATCGGCATTTTCACATTTCAATATTCCACCGCAAACAGGGCAATTGCGTTTATCAAGTAAATTTAGCATTCAAATTCCCTCCTCTCCCTGTGCTTCATTTGGCACTCGATCATCTTTGCTACATTTTCACGTTCCTGTTTTATTCCATGCCCTTGCCTGAATAACTCGCATTCAAGAATGTTTCCGCACTTGGAACATTCGTCTTTTATTTCTTTACCGCATACTTCAATCATTTTCATCACCACAGTAAATCAATAAGTAATTTGCAATTTTTCTAAGATCATTTTTCCCATACAGACGAATTCCATCTTTCAATCCTCTGTCAATCAGCCAATCAGCTAACTTTATTGGTTGTGTAGGTGGTTCATCTTTGGATTTTTCTATCTTAAAATCATCGATTAAACCACCTCTATTTATAAGTTCAGAAAGTTCGCTCATCGGTACTATGCCTCCTTGTTTTCCATCTTCTTTTCCCTCCCAAAACTCACAATAAAACTCTGATCCCGTAAAGTCTGCACAATATTTACTATCACCATTGAAACAAACACATGTGAAGTCATCATGTTTTCTGCAATTCTTACAACATTTTTCTTTCATAAATTACCTCGATTTAGAAAAATCCAGTGTGCCGACTTGAACGGCATAAACCTCCCAACGAGAAACACTGGAACTTTAAGGGGGAAAATGCAACTTCTGGCAATGGCAATTTGCCAGATAGAAACAACAGGAATCGAACCTGTGTCACATGATATTCAATATCATTGCTCTACCACTGAGCTATGTTTCTTTTTTCATCATAAAACGCTAAACTAGATGATTTTTTTAGAATCCCCGACTACCACTCCTCACGGGCATTGGTCTTATCTCTCTAAAAAGTTTTTGCACAAGATCGCTAGTGAGTTGCGTCTATATGCCTGCACGAATGCACACAAACGCATCCGCATTTATGTGCAAGAACTAACAATAGCTATGCTAAAGTAAGATATCCTATCTACACCTGGTAGATGGAATTGCAGGAGACGGATTCGAACCGCCGTTCTCAAGGATATGAGCCTTGCGAGATTCCACTTCTCTATCCTGCCGGAACCCGGAAAAACCGGGTTAGCAATAGGTTTATCGTGTTATGCTTTCCACTATCTACAAATTTTAGTGCTGTAGATTCACTGGATATTTTTATGCGTCTTTGGACGGTATCTCTTGAAAACTCCTTTTATTAACGTGCGCTGCGTTAATGTTTTTAACTCCGAGATATACCAGCCGGGAAATCAGATCCATTTAGGCTACGCCGTATCGCACCTATAAATTTACCTAATCCACACGCTCAACTGGAAGTTTTTTCCACCCATATTACGGATGAATGGCATTTAGAAGAAATGGAAGCTCTGGGATTCGGACCCAGGACTTACGGCTTATGAGGCCGTTGCTCTTACCGCTGAACTAAGCTTCCTAAGATACCGAATTATTTGACCGCCATGACAAACAATCCGGCACTGTTGCAGTTCTTGACCGCCAGCTGCAACAAAGGTTTTCTGAAACGCTTTTGGATTTCAGAAAGTCTTCCGGGACATTTGAAGCCCCTTTAATCAGCCCCGTTGGGCTAGAAGGCCGAAGCGAAAGTTGTATGAAAAAGAAAAATATTTGCAATATGATAAATATTGCAAACTGGGCTAGCTGGATTCGAACCAGCGAATGCAGCAGTCAAAGTGCTGTGCCTTACCTCTTGGCGATAGCCCATCAACCCCGGCGCACCATTAAGACCGGGGAAGTCGTGATATATAAGTTTATGTAATTAATATAATAAGTAATTAGCACTTACGCTACTCTGGATGCCTCGACTTATCACTTTCATAGGCTTTTCCGAGCCTACATGGATTAAGTCGAAGCGGCGCTTTTATGAATTTAACCCTCTCGATTAACTCAATCGGGATAATTCCAATTGGAATTGGTAGATACATTTGTCACCTCGTGCAAATTAAGAAAATATTCAGTGCAAAACATATTTCTAAACAAATACAGAATAAAATCTGTATTACGCTTGTCTTTCCTTCTTCGTCCAGTATAGCCAAAGTACCGGCAAGAACCAGAACGAAAAATGCAAGATTTACAGCTGTTCCGATTACATTAAGTGCATTCATTGTTTTTTTCCTCCCCGATTAAGAAGTCCAAAATTTTTTCTGCAATTTCTTCTTCTGGCTCAAATGGCATTCCACAGTAATTGTATGATTCTAAAGCCGATTTTAGGCTTGATTTGAATCCATTGTAAATTTCTCCATGTTGTAACAGTTCGTGTCTTAAAACCAAAATTGCATCAGTAATTGATTGAGAAGTGACACTAATTTGTGCCAAGCACTCCATTTCAATGTCTGGAACAGCCATCATTTTAAATTCAACCACTGGTATTTCATCTACTGCGGTATGGAAATTTATTGATCTTACTCTCGGAACTTCATTTCCATCAATGAAATATTTTGTGCCGAGCCAATCATTGGGGTTGGGGTTTGTGATTTTCACTATCGGCATCTTTGTACCCCTTTCTTTTAGTTTCACAGTAGAGAAGGAGGTGTTTCGCAATCTCTTCCAACTGTAGAATGTTGTATTTTGGAATTTCCCATGTTTTATGCTCCAATAACGGAGACAGTGGAATTTTCTCAGTCGGTAGTTCGTTAGTTACTGTGGCATTGATAAGCATAGAGGCTACATCAATGGGAGATTCGGGAATACTATCCTTGTTATCACTTATTGGTGCGTATAGCATGGATAACTTTTTCCATTCTCCGTTTTCCTTTGAAAATACTTCTCCGTTTTGTACTTTAAGTTTTCTAATAGCTTCTCTTGGAATATCTTCTTCTTTTTCACATTTACGAACATCATTCTCAATGATGTATAAAAAACAATTCATCCTTCTTCCACCTCCCCAAAATATTTCTTGTAAAGGTCAATGTCTTTCCTTCCCAATAATATCTTTATATTTTCTTTGTCTTCAACTTGCAAAGAGCCATAAGCAATATGTACCCACGTTGTTATTGTATTTTCTTCTTGGTTCTCTTCTCTATAGCCATTGATAACTGTAAATGCTGAAAACCAATTTCCCATCTGCACATATTCCACTCGAATGAACAACTATATTGTCTTTCCTTATGCGTTTGGTATCTGCATTCGGGAATTTCTTTTCGTATTCTTCTGGAACTGAAACGCCTTTTTTATTTTTTGAAAAAAATTTAAGCACGTCTTTTCCTCCCGAAATATTCATCAACTGCCTGTCTTACGATATCCGATACACTCCTGTCCGTCCGGTTCTTCTCTTCCAGGAGTCTTTTTTTCTGTTTTTCGGAAAATCGGATGCGGATGGATTCGGATTGTGGGTTTGGTTTCATAAGCACTTACCTCAACTTACAATTTCAATTGGATATCCTAAATATGCTTCCAACTCTGAAACAGTCAGTTTACGTGGTTTCTTTATTTCAACATCAACACGCTGTATGATGTTGTCTGTTGTCTTTGCGATTGCCTTTCCAGTATAACTTTCAAGCTCTTCGTTTGCATATACATTCAAATGTTCATATCCATATGCCCGGCACCATCTTGCAGCTGAATCAGTAATTTTTTTAAGTTCTTCCAGTTCATTACCGAATATCTCTGAGTATCTGATAGCATTGTTTAGATCACTCGTACATACAGGGACAAGAGCCACAACATGTTTATACGGACTCCCGATAAAACGAAAGTATCTATGTGATTCCATTGCTTTTTCACCTTTTGGCAAGTTAAATCCTTGAGCTATTGCTTTTTTAAGCAACTGTTCTGATTCAACATTATTGTCTGTAACGATGCACTTATTCGTAAAATCAATCATCTTTATCCCCCTCCAAGAGTTTATATAGAGTGCTCCTTGAAACTCCTATAGTCTCAGCAAATTGTGCTTTTGTTATTTCTCCCATTTGCCAACTTCGTTTGGTTTCTTTGAAAAGTTCCTTATCTATCTCTTTTTTTGCGCGGCCTTTATATTTGCCTTGCGTTTTTGCTATTTCAATACCTTCTTTTTGACGCTGCCGAGTGTTTTCTCTCTCTCTTTGGGCTACATATGAAAAAAGCTGCAATACAATGTCTGTAATTAAGGTTCCTGTTAAGTCTTTATCCTGGCATGTGTTAAGAAGTGGCATGTCCTGTACGATAATATCGGCTCCGATTTCTTTTGTGATACATCTCCACTGTTCAACAATTTCATTGTAGTTTCTTCCAAGACGGTCAATTGAATGGATTACCAGAATGTCACCTTTTTGAAGAGAAGCAATCATTTTCTGGTACTCTGGACGATTGAAGTCTTTCCCAGATTTTTTATCCATATAAATTCTTTCAACACCATCTGCTTTCATTGCTTCAATTTGTCTCGCTTCATTTTGCTCTACTGTTGAAACTCTTACATATCCTACTTTCATATATACACGCTCCTGTTTCTTTATAAAACAATTATACACTATAATGTGTGTGTTTTCAATAGCAAATTACACGTTTAAGTGAATTTTAATTGATTTTTATAACATTTGCGTTTATTATGTAAGTAGGAGGTGTTTATATGGTATCTCAAAAAATTAAACAAATAATGAAAATGAAAAAAATTACAAATATTCAAGTTGCTGAACATCTAGGAACTTCACCACAAGCACTAGCTAACAAGTTTTCCAGAGAAACGCTTTCTGCATATGAGCTTATAGCCATCCTTGACTTTCTTGGTTGTCAAATTTCTGTTGAAGCATTTCCAGATATCATAGTAAAATTTAATAGCAATGATCTGAAAAGAGAGCCTTAATGGTTCTCTTTTTTATGCTCTAATTAATCCCTGTCCCTCTTCTCTGCTATCCTGTCTATGATCTGAATAATTTCTTGTTTCTGAGCTTCTGACAATTCTTTTCTGAGCTTCCTGCTGAAATTACCATCATTGATATGTAACACCTCTGCGATCTGCCATAAGCGAACGCCTTTTGACTTTGCGTAATTCTTGATATCTTGATTCATGTTTTACACTTTCCTTTCTTGGTGTTGCCTTATTTAGTGTTAGCAGAGAAACAGTTAAGGATTACTGCTTTCGTGTTGCAATCACTATCATTGCTGTATAAGGAGAGCTTTTTTTATTTTTTCGATGGTTGAGGTGGTGACTACCGCTGACTAGGGCTTTATATATACCCCCTCCCCGATATCCATGACGGACGCTACCAGGGAAGCCCGCCGCCCCATGGGTTCCCGCTTCCCTGGTTTAACGCTGACCTTTAAGGGCCTGCGGCAGTAATCAAGGGAATGCTATGCAAAATCTATTGTAATATTGCACAAAAAACAGTGTTTTATAAAATGTCTTTTTAGGGTGTACCCTATTTGCACATTGCGTATTACTAGATATAGAATCCGTTTCTTCGCAATCACAACATATAGTGTTTTTACTGTTATAGCTCCGGTTTTTCCATCTCTGGAAGCTCCAGCGCCGCTTTGTGCTTCTCCGCGATCTGCTGGGCTGTCTGCTGTGGTACTCCGTATTGCTGCGCGGCTTGTACTGGTGCAGTTTCTGCCATTCCATAGGCGGCTTTTGCAACAAATATCAAATTCGCATTTGTTCCGGTCTGATTATGTAATCTATTGATTGCGCAGTTTTTACAAATATCAAACCATTTTTTAGCCGTGTCACCATGTGATGAGTTTGTTCTATACACTCCATTCATCCAGTCAGTAAACGTTGTACGATTAATCCCAACTAAAAAACTAAATACCTCCAGTGTTGGTAATACATGATATTTACTGCATAATCTCACATAAGTATTAAACATTTTATCTAATAGCTCTATATTGTCATTACTTGGCTTTTGTATATGATCTGCAATATAAAAAATCATATCTACAAAGCTATCTGATACTTCTTTCTTATAGTTTTCGTTATCTGGTGATATACATAATACAGTATTTATATACTCATCAGCATATATATTGATATTATCTAAATAAATATCTACGTCTTGCGCTTTTACTGTATTATCTTTCATGTTATCTCCTCACTTTAACACGTTAATTTGCAAATAAAAAAGAGAATGTCACCAAGTAAAGCTTATTCCCGGAAAACTTCCGGGTGTTCGGGTACATTCTCTAAAACTCAAATTAAAAAAATATTCTGTTTTCTTTGTTGCTGATACCTTAGCACAGTTTTTAATATCTTGTCAAATTTAATTTTGCATAAAATAAAACAATCTATTTTGTTAATAATTAATAAATAATAATTTGGGTATTATATTATAATCTATATTTATATTTATATCTTATATATTATTATACGGTACTGTATAGCATATCTTTTAATAAACTCTAGTCTTAGGAATCTAGGAAGGGCAGGTATTATATTATAATATATATTATATATGGCGGCTTATTTTCGCAGTTTTAAATAATAAAAGCCAGACCTTCCAGGAGCTTACCCGGCGTGATCTGGCTTATCAGACAAATTATTAAATTAACGGTTTTCTGTACTGTCAGTCCTGCCCTTCCTGAGTTCCCGCGACCGTCGTTATTTAACAGCTTAAATAAATTTCTTTTGAATGTCAAGCGGTATTTTAAAAATATTTCTCTTGACAATTTGTGAAAATCTGTGTTATTTAAATATTAACAGGCTCGGCGGCGGTCTGTACTCTGTCCATAGCCGCCATAAATAAGCATTTTAAAAGCCCCGGGATTAATTTCCTAGGGCTTTTTCTCATAATTTCATTCTATTTAATTTTTCATCAATACAAGCATTTATAAATTCTGTTACTGTTCTATATCCCTTTTCTTTTGCTATATTTGTGAGCCGCTCTTTTTCTCCACTTTTTCTCAATATTGTTATACGATCATATTTTTCCTTTTGATAATTGTTAATATATTTATACGCTGCTTTCTTTCCGTCTTCCATTTTGTTTTCCCTCCTTTTGATTACAACTATATCATATTTATAACTAATTTACAAGTTTATTTTTATATTGTAAATACTGGATTTTTTTAAATAAAATTCTTAGTGTGCTTTTGTATAGTTATAACTTATTTGTAAATTAATTATATTTTGTATTGACATATAGTTATAACTATGCTATTATAATATCAACAAAGGAACAAAAGAAACAAACAACCGGAACCGCCAGAACCACTCAACACAATGAGGACATAGAGAACGGATCACGATTAATTGAAAAATTCTAGTTTCTAAACAAAATAAAAAAAGCCCGGGCAAGCTGCAAACTAATCCCGGGCACCAAACTAAAAAAGAAAGGCAACCCCATTATAACAGGGGCGAGGGTGAAAAACAATGACAAAATACAATTATCTGGAAGCAGTAAAAGAAGACGTTAAAAATTATATTGATAGTGAAATTAATTTCACAGACTTTGATAGCCTGGAAGAACTGGAAGAAAAATTGAATGATAAACTTTGGATGGAAGACAGCGTAACAGGCAATGCAAGCGGCTCTTATTATTGCAATACTTACAAGGCAGAAGAAAGCATAGCGCACAACTGGGACCTGCTCGAAGAAGCTCTTGACGAGTTCGGACAGAATAACATAAACGTTATTGAAAAGGACGCAGAATGGGCAGACGTAACAATCCGTTGTTACTTATTAGGGCTCGCAATTTCTGAAGTATTGGACGATCTCGAAGAAGATTTTGACGAAGCACATAAAGAAATGGAGGCCTAAAGCATGAAATATCATTACATAGCAATTTCAACACGCACAAACAATAAAAACTTTGCGTCTGTTCTTCGGGTCTCTAGCTCTGACAATTTATTATTTTCTTTGCAAATCCCCGGCATTACTTCCGCAAATATTTGCAGCACGAAAAAAGAAGCTGAAAACGTTGTTGACTTCTGGAACAAGTGTTACAAGACAAATAAAACTTATGGAGGGTTTTAAAATGATAACAATCAAGAAAGCCACGCAAGCGCAGACAATCGCCGCCATAAAAAGCGGCGATTTCTTAACAGTTGATACAATCAACAGAAAAGCTGAAAAGGAAGCAATGGAAATCTTTAAGGCTGTTGCTGGTGGCGTTATTAAATTAGCTTATTGGGATATGTCCCCGGTAAAGCGTCGGGATGGTAAAAAGTCTGTAATGCGGTACGCACTGCACAGATCAACAAAAAAAGAGGGCTGTTTACAACTCTCCTGTATGGAGCTTATCGGGAGCGAGATCATCCCCACAAGCGACATACAATTTAAGATTAATGATGATTACGACCGCCGGGAATTTTTCCGCAGTCTTCCGGGCGTTACAAAAATGACTTTTAAATAATAGGGAAAGTCTTTTTTATATCCTGGCTCCCAGGGTGAAGGGGAGAAAGATAAAAACATGAGTGATAAAATATTTAATAAATTAATAACACTTTCTGTTGATGAGCTAGACAATTACATAGAATTTTTAGAAAGTATTTATTCCCCAACTATTACCGGGAAAGAGATTGATAAAAAAACTATGGAATATTTAGGTATAACTGATTGATTTTTTACCGCTTCCCGGTATCCAGTCCGGCAGCACGTTCACGGCGTGCAAGCGGTTTTTTGGCATTCTGCCAGATATACCTTGCAAAGTTAATACCATAAATCAATCAATTAACGCGATATTTTAGCCGTAAATAGCTTTTAATGCTGTTAATGGGGATTTATGCCACTGTTGAATTATAAGCCGTTTATGAGCCTTTAAACGCGTTGCATTCTTTATTGACTGTCTGTGGCTATAGATGTATAATAGTCTTGTATAGCTATGTGCAGCTATGCTTTATTTGCGTACCGTGTAAATTGGTGCATTTTGTCCGCTTATGTGCGTAGCTTGTCCAGGCTTCCCGGTGATCTGTCGCAGCTGTCCGGGCATATATCAATTAGGACTATACAACTATACTGTGATATGCTTGTATAGCGCCGTATTTGCCTTTTTAAGGTGTTTTATAATCGTAGTAAATAAAATATAGGCTAAATACGTTACAAGCCATTTAAGGCTTATTTTGCAAGAGTATTATTGCATTTTTATTACTGCATTATATGTCATCTGCTGTTATGATCTATTATCTGTGGGCGCTTGGTTCTGATCTTCCAGGTCTACGGCTGGCGGTTGGCTTTGCTGGTGTTCAATCGTTCCCGGCGGTGTCCCGGCTTCATCAGCTCGGCGCGGTATCGGTTCCCGGTGCTGTCCCTGGTTGGCTTGTGTAGGTGGAAAAGTCGCAACTGTTCAAGGTTTCAATAGTTGCAACTAACTTGTGAATGATTCTTAAATTTCAACATCATTTTGGAATCCGAAAATCAAGGAAATCCAGAAAAAAAGTGGCAACCATAAAAATTCTCGCATTTTCTAGTTACCACTTAATTTTTAATTTTGCACAAATAGTTCTTCCGGGATTCTTCCAATAATGATAACTCGAAGCGGCTTCAATCTGCGTTCCATTTCCTTGAAACCAACGCAAAACTCCAACCGTGCTGCCTTGCTCTTTACTCTTCCATTGGTGCAACAGGCAACTGTGCTTCCCTCTGGTAGCCCATCAAAGCACCAGTCCCAACAGTATTCTGGTAATATGTTTACGTTCGGAATTACTGGAATATCATTCAAGATCATGTAGTGAGACAATGCATGATTGCGGTATTTATTCCACAGGCACATAGCTAACGGCATTCCATTCTTGCCAACCGATATGCTGAAATCTGGCATAATGACTGCATGAAAACATTTTAAATGCTCCATATACTTGTCTGGCTGATTCCATAATCTTTGAAACTGTACATCATCCACATAGAAATTTACATCAAGTTCCCGATGGTTCTTAATCTTTCTGCTGAAGCTCTCCGAAAAGTCTACAGTATCTTTCCCTGGATGAATAAAAGTCTTTGGAATTTTCGGGATTCCGTACTTGCCTTCAAGGTCTGCATCAGTTATTAGAAACTCCTTCATTACATCATAGGCTGTGTGTATCTGCATATTTCGCCCTCCATTTTCTTGAACATAACACAATTTCAGAAAAAAGGCAAAAAAAATAATCGCATCTCTGCGATTTTATTATTTTGCACATGTACTTTTCCCTTTCATATGTACTTTTTGTAAAAGGTAATCAAAGGTAATCAGAACACTCGTTCATACCAAGTCCGCAAACCCTTGATTTTACTGCATAAATCGGGGCAACAGGATTTGAACCTGCGACCTCACGGCTCGCGTTTTAATCCGTAAACCCTTGATTTTAAAGGCTTTCCAGACTTGAGGTAATCAAAGGTAACCAAAAAGGTAATCAGAACCTATGTTCTTATTCATCCAATCCTTTGCACTTTTGACACAATTTTATTTTTTTCTTCCAAAGAGCTAACATCAAATGTATAATATTTTTCATTAACTTCTTCGGTATGCCCGAGTAGCGATGCAGCAACAGTGGCAGATACTCCATTGCACCTTAGTTTAGAATTTATTGTTCTTCTAAATGCATGAATTCCTCTTTCTTCTATTCCTTCCTGCCTGCATTTGTTTTTTAAGCATGACGATATTACAGGAGCATGAACCCTTCCATTTTCGTTTGAAAACAACCATTCACTAATATACCCATTGCTGATTTCTGCTGATTTTAATTTCATTAAAAGTTTTCGAATTTCGCCAGTCATAGGAAACCATCTGTTCATTTGATTTTTTGTTTTTCCTATATAGTATTCTTTTGTATTTCTATTGTATTTTTCTGATTTATTAATAGATATATAATTTTCATTTATATCTTCCCATTTTAAAGCCGAAATTTCTCCAACTCTCATCCCTGTGAGACTTGCAAAATATACTGCGTATGAGGGAATGTATTCTGGCTGTTCATCAAAATCCTTTTTGCAGCGATTAATAATTAGTTTAAGTTCATGGTCTGATATTGTATTATGACTTGAAGGCTTTTCTATCTCCGTGCAGTATTTATAAAATATTTTAGGTGAAAGAAATTCCATAGGATCATAATTCAATAAATGTTGTGACCTTGCACTATCTATTGTGTTTTTGATATATCCAAACAAAGTTTTACACGCTTTTTTGCAAAGTTTTTGATCTTTTACAGTTCTGACAATGAATACCTTTATATCTTCTTCTGTCATTTTCTCAATTTCTTTTTCCGTAAATTCTTTTTTTTCAAAATAACGTGTTCTATCTGTAGAATACTTATACAAAGTGTTATCCGTCACAAATTCTTTTTGAATTTCTATCCAATGCTCGTAAACATCCATAAATGTTTTAGGTTTTTCTGTTTTTTCTTTCTCGAAAGCAATAATATAATCTTCAATTCCCTTTCGGCTACTTCTTTTCACTAGCTTTCTAGAATTTTTTTCTGTATAAATATAAGTATACCAATTATTGTTTTTTCCCTGCCATATTTTATATTTTTTTAATATTTCTTCATTTTTCTTCATTTGTATTTCTTCAAGTACATGTGCAGGATTTATAATACCATTCTCAATAGCATATTTCAATATTTCATCCATAAAATTTAGGAGGAACCGGGAATTCCTTTTGCCGGCCGGCGGTTCCTGTTCCTCCTTTCTATTGATAGCCTGTTTTTTTGATTTTAAGCGCTTATTTTGTTTTAACCATAACAATATTCACGAATATCATAAAAATTAATTTTAGCCGTTTTGGTCAAAACAATTATCATATTTCACAACAAATCAAATATATTGACCTGTCCATCAATCTGAGATTCTTCCAGATTGTAAAATTTGCAAGCTATATAATCTGGGTTCCAATCAATTTCCAGTTCGTATTGTAAACACCGCGGATGCTTATCACCATAGAAGAATCTGCAATCGGAACAGATATGCTGATAAGCTGTACCGCCAGACCGCTTATACATTTCGCTAATCTTCCTCATAAAATCACTCGCTTTACTCTTGATTTTCCTCTCGATTTTTTCTTGAAGATACCAGTTTTAACACAATCCCTCGGATCACATCCTCTGCTATGTTCTTCAATTAAGATATAATCACAGGTTGCATTTGTGCTCCATGCATTTTCGCTCTTGCTGTAATAGTCGCATTTTGAGCATTGTCTCCGCTTTAAGCCTATAATTTCAGTGCTTTTTAATTCTCTCCATGGTTTTCTATCTGGCAATTTTCCGCACCTCCCAATCTGGCAGTATCTATAATTTTTAAAAGGTCTGGACTTAGTTTTCTTCGTTCTTGTTCTCTTTGTACTTCTGCCCGGTAAGTCCTTTGGAAATTAGACTGAACTACACTCCACCATGTGCCATCTATATTCCCTGATTTCGCCCATTCTTCTAACTGCCCCGGACTTGATACTGCTTTCTGAACTATTTCTGGAAGTTTAGAAAATTCTTCTTCCGCATGGTATATAGAGTTCCAAATTGCCCTTGATACCAGATTCCAAGCTTCTGTTTCGTTCAGTTCGTCAGACTGTGGCGCAAGGCTCTGCGCGCATTGCCGTAATGCAGCTATTGTAGGTTCTTTCCATTCAGTTTGCATATATTTCTTCAACCCAAAACTTAAAAGCTTGTAATCTAGGTCTTTCAAAAGTCCGTACCAAGTATCAAAAGCATATTGATCTGGCAGAAATGATGGAGAAGTGTACACAGCTTTCATTGCCTTTACCAGTACCGCCCATTCTTCTCTTGTCATACCCAATTATCCACCTCGCTTACCCTGTTTTGGATTTTCTCCATGTAGCTGCATGGTCTATTCGTAGACTTGTCTGCGTATTGCCCTTCAAATACTTTTGCGAAATTTCCAGGCTTTAAGAACCAGTCAAACGTAACCATCCAGCCATTTTTATTTTGCCCTTGTAAGAAGCTGCTATGGCGAATGTTTTCAATGGCTTCTAAGATATCGTCCATATGGTTCTGACGGATTCTAGCTTTTACTGCCTGTTCTCGTTTTGGTGTCATTCTTTTTACAGGAGTGATACCAAATTCTTCCAGAGTATTCCATTCATCAATGATTCGTTGGACGTCAGTCTGACGAATAGTATCTTTAGATACTATTAAATCATTTATATCTTTTTCTTTATCTTTATCTAATTCTGTATCTAAATCCAATTCTAAATCTTTATCTAAACCTATATCTTTATCTGAGTGCGTCTTTTGTTCGTCTATTTTGCGTCTTTTCTGCGTCTGCCTGTTTGAACGCTCTATTAGTTTGGTATCATCAATAGAATTTCCATTTGTCAGTGAGTAACTTCCGTTATCTTTCAATAGCAGTTTCTTTTTTTCGTCAGTGTATGAAGTTTCTATATATCTGTCTCTAGACAGGGTGTTGTGCATTCTCCAATGCTTAATAACAATCACGCCATCATCAAACAAGATAACAAATCTCTTGGCAATCAGAAGCTTCAAATCATCATCATTAGCACCTATTATTTTTTCAATCCTCTTTGGGTTTCCAATAAATCCATCATCGTCCGCTCTCATGTTTAGATGAAAATAAAGACATTGTGTTGATAACGGCATATCAAGGAAAGCATCTGTATCAACAATTTTCATTGTGAACATTCTTTTATTTGCCAATTTTGAAATTCCTTTCTCCAATCTCTGGATTTTTAAAAAGTGTTTATTTTAATTCAACTTCAATTCCATTGATTTTCAGTTCTCCATTTACCGGAACCACAAGAGATGGAACGCCGTTTATTTCTTTCAATTCAATCAGAGCAATTTTATCCGGCTGGATGCAGATTGTTGCATCTGGTGTTACAATTTTTGCAGTTTTTGAATTGTGGATATTGTCAAGTGCAGCAGGCTCATTACTGAAATACGTTTCCCAGTTTTCCTTGAAATCTGATAACTTCTCGCCTGGAACTCCGCAATATTCAAAAATCTGTTCCATTTCGTCACATGATACAGTTATCATCTCCGGGCTGTCTTTCTTCTGTTCTCTTACTTCCTGCAAAGATTCAATTAGGCTTTCAGTGAAATTGAATGTTGTATTTCCTTCGAAATTGTCCATGATAAAATCTGAAAAGACATTGATCTCATTGCCGGGTATACGTGGAATTGGTGTGCCAAGAACGTTTTCGATGAAGTCTGGATGAATATTCTTTATGTTTTTGTTGAAATACAAAGTTCCATGAATATCAGTACTTCTGTCATTGAATACAGGGAATAAGAATCCTGTTTCTGGTCTTGAGACTACCCAATCACGAATTCTGTCTTTGATGTTATTTTCAGTCACATCATAGCTAAGACCTGCCTTTGAAAGATTCACCGGGCAAATGCTGCACAGAATGTGTTCATAGATTTCTTCTGAAGCATCGTGCATTTCAGTTTCATCAGAAGCTTTTCCAGGAATGTCATATACTGCATGAATGAGAACTATATAGTAATTTTCCGGATAATCATAATTTTCAATCACTTTATCATAAAATTCATCCAAAAGCTCATCATCTTTAAGCTTACTTGCTCTGATTCGCATAAGAAATTCCTGTGTTCCACCCTCTTTTTCCTGTGCTAATGGAAAATCAAAGTTCATAAGGTTCTTTCCAAGTCTGCCAGACATGGTTTTCTTGAAAATGTCAAAATACTTAAACATTTCTTCCTCTGGAAGGGAAAGGAAAGCTTCTTTAATTTTGGTTTTCTTATTTTTTTCTGCATCCACATAACAACCACAAATACGTGTAATGGAACAATTTGCTGGTGTAAACTGTTTCTTGATCTCTGCGATTTCTTTCTTATTCATGATTAGTCCTCCGCTCCAAATATTTTTCTTAAATTGTTCTGGTAATTCTTCACTGTTTGTTCGATAGTGTTATAAGTTTGTCTTAATCTGCATCTTTCTTTGTAACCATCGCATATTGTTCCAAAAAGAATGGCATTCCGACATATCCCATCTTGACTAGCGCAACATTTATTCATTCTTTTCCATCCTTTCTGCTTCTCTCGCCTGTTTCTTCTCAATCCACTTATTAATTTTCTCATCGGATATCATGTACATTTGCTTTAGCATTTCGATGCAGATCAACACATCTGCAATTTCTTCTATCATGTTATCACGGTCGATTTTTCCACGCTTTGCCTTACTGACCGCTTGTATCAGCTCTGCGCATTCTTCCATGCAGACCGTGCTTTGATTGTTTCTGCCGTAGTGCTGAATGCTATCTGCGATAATACCTTTATCAATCTTTATACCTGTGATTAATCCGGCAAGAGCCTTTGCTCCAGAATCACACGCCCATGCTTCCTTGAGATATTTTTTCTGCCATTCATCTTTGTTTTCAGAACTTTCAAGGAAACATAAATGCTGGTCTCTCATATCGGATAATATGTCTTTTGCTTCTTCTGGTTTCATATTAATTTCCTCTTCATCATCAATCTCAACAATTTTTAAGTCTGCGAAATCACAACCCATTGCGAATCCGTCAATCATTTTCTTCTTAACTCCAAATACCTCTATCATGTAAGAATTATTTTCCATGATTTTTATTACATCTGACTTTTTAACATATTCAGCCATTCTTCATCTCCTCCAACTTCTTCTCTATCGGATTAATAATCTCTTCCAATGCCTGTTGCTCATAATTTTCTTTCCAGATTTTTTCTCTTTTCCAAAATTGGATTTTCATAATCTCATTTATTAAATTAATACACGCTATTGCTTCTAACATTCCCCAACATCCATCACAGGCTCTTTCATTGCACCAGTTTATAAATTCTTTAAATTTCATTTTTGAGTTCCTCCAACTTATTTTCAGCTTCTTCACGGGTTAGGAATACCACAACATTCAATTCTCCAAGCCATTCATCCTCGTTCGCCCATAAAAACCATCTGCCGTCTTTTCCGTATTCAATTCCGCTTACCACGTTTTTTCGAATACCCATGCCATATATATCCCATACAGTTGTGCCAATAGGACACGGAAATCTCACAAGCAATCCCTGTTCTTCTAAGTCTTTGTATTTCTTCAACTCTTTCTGCATTATCGCTAATTTAGCAAGTTCCAATCCAGTAAATGCACCGTTTTCTTTGAGTTCCTTTAATTCTTTTAAAGTGCCAATATCTTTGTAAGATTTTAATTCTTCAAGCCATTCCGCAAACTGTTCATGTTCTTCTGCATCTTTAATACAATCAGCTTCGAATCGTTTATTAATTTCTTCATTTCCCAGTGATACCTTAGTAAATTTACCATTCCATCTTTTTCTTTGCGCCATCATCTTTTCATGATTAATTGCTTCTTCAAGTGTTAATCTTTCCATCTACTTCACCTCTTATATACAACCCACTCATCAGAACCTTTGAACTTTACCCTTATCTTTACCGGATGTCCATCACCAATCATTCCCTTTGGCTTATATTCACCAACAAATGTTGCTCCTTCCAATGCCTTATGGCTTTTCTCGCATGCAATAGCCTTTTCTTTATCCGCATAGTCAGTATTGCAGATTTGACATGTATATAATATTTTCTTAATCATCTACCTCACCTCTTCCATCTGACTTTCTACAGTATCTGCGAGTAACTTCAAGGACTTAATAAATGAGTCCGTCAATGCTGTTCTGTCTGGGTTTTTAGTGAATGTTCTGACAAGGCTTACTGCATCCTTGATTTTTTCTTCATCTTCGACGATTTCAGATGCTTCACACAATGTTTTTTCATTGTCTCTGTAAGTAACAACCTTGCTACTATAAAAATTCAATAAGTTTGGAAACGGAATTTCGATAGGGTTTAAATGGTCTTCTCTCGCCCATGTGAATCCCTGAAGCTTTGCCATTTTTATAACACTCAAATATTCTCCCTGTGTCTTTACGAACACGCTCTTCCCTGTTAAATCAATCATCAAAATTTCCTCCTGTAATCTCATCAATACACTGGTTCCATCCTTCTGCAAAGCCAGCATCAGACGCAAGCCGGATTCTTTCAATTGCTTTTTGTTCTAAATCCATAATATTTACACTCCAAATCTTCTAACCAATTCTTTATTCAAATCTGGGATTCTTACATCTGTTTCAGATTCAAATTCCTCAATCATGCTCATAAAGCTTCTTTCGCCACGGTTCGCTTGTCCCACAAACTCATTTGCACAATTGATTACGTCTAAAAGCCTTTTGGTTGAAAATCCATGCAGTTTTCTTAATGCCAACATCATAGTTACGGAATTGATCGTATTCGCCCAGTCATCACCAGTATTGAATCCATCGTTATAGGCTTGATCTTGCATGATTTCCAACTCTTTACGTGAGTTCTGCATGGCTCTGGCGAATGCCTGTGACATTTGATTGTCACAAGCCAGCACCCTATTTTTCTTTGGTGCTTTCATCTTTAATTTGCTTCCCATATTTTTCCCTTTCGTATCTGTATTCCGTCAAACGGTATGCTCTCGATATTCCCGGATGTTCTGTGGCAATCAGAGAATCCATCTCCAATTGCCGCATATGTCTCTGGACAGTGCATTTTGTGAGGTCTGTCCCATCCATGATTTCTTCGTAAGAAGGCATATATCCGTGTTTCTCAAAATACTCCACCAGAAATCTGTAAATATCGTTTCTGGCAGATTGTCCCTCATTATATTTTCTCTGACGGTAATTCATACGCAAAACGGCTATTCTGCCGCAGTATTACTTTTCTCTTCACGCATTTTATTTAATCTTTCCGCAGCTTTCTTTTTCGTTTCGTCGGAATATTTTCTTGGTGGATTGATTTTAATGTAGGAATAAGGCAAGTGGGCGAAAATAGATCCATCGTTATTTCTGGCAATAATTTCACATCTTCTGGAAATTCCTTTTCTAATTCCTCGCATCTGTTCTTCCAGGCACTTCCATTCTTGGCAGTAAGCCCTACATAATCTCTTCCGGGAATCCACTCAATAACACATTCATTGGTATTCTCTGCCATGTAATCACTCTCCTTTTAAATAATCAAAGATTGATATTTGCTGATAACATTGTTTTACGATAAAAAATCCTCAATACTCATTTGTCCTACCGGGCAATCCATTACATTTCCATTCAGTGCTTCTTCTACATTTGCTTTCATTTGTTTAAAATAGCTTTCTTTAAGTTCACATGAGATTGCTCTTCTTCCAAGTGTTAAAGACACAAATGGGGTGGAACCGATACCACCGAATGGGTCAAAAATTATATCTCCTGGATTGCTCCATAATTCAATGCAGCGCTGAATAACTTCCAGCTGCAAAGGGCAAATATGACGTTCGTCCTTATCTTCTCGTGCAGATTTTTTCTGTAATGTATCGCTCTGCCTAATGTCCATCCATACTGGACTTGCGTAGTTTTGCCACACATCAACAGGAAAAGTCTCGTGTGTATGCGAAATTCGTTCTGGATTTTCTCCTGGCTTTCTCATTGTGACAATATAATCCGGGATTCCCTGCCTGTTCATTGCACTATCTTTTCTAATCTGCTTATGCAGCAGTCCCAATGCTTTTGTTCTTTGCATTTCAGTTACTGGATTTTTCCAGATGGTAACCTTACTATGGTAAATAAATCCGCAATCTTCAAAAATCTGTCGCATGATTGCTGGAAAGTCTTTCAAGCCAATCACGCCGTCACGCTCTTTCATAAGCGGCAAGTCCATACAATGAAAACTAAGTAATCTTCCGGGCATTGTTATTCGATACAGTTCTTTTGCCAGATAGATAAAATGGTTGTAAAATTCATCATCTCCCTTACTATTCCCCATATCCCGGTCACTGTTACTGTATGTATACAAGCTAGAAAATGGTGGTGAAAATACTGTATAATGAATACTTTCGTCCGGGATTTCTTTTGTGATTTCGCAAGAATCGCCGTTGTATATTGCGTATTTTTCTTTAACAACCTGGTCTAAAACATTCATGCTGTAAATTCCTCCCAATCTGGCAATTTCATTTCTTTTGTTGGCTCATAAGGCGTACTTATACGGCAAGTGCTTTTAAGCTCTTTTTTTGTTATTTCCTTTGTTAATTCTGTCATTTCAGACTGCATTTTCTGGAAATCACATTGCTTCCTTTCAATATTTTCCTTTACGCAGCCTTCCTTCGCGGAAATAATAATGTAAACATTCACAGGCTTCTCTTGCCCGAACCGCCAACACCGTCTGACTGCTTGGTAATACTGCTCATAGCTATCTGAAAGTCCAGTAAATATCATATTGTGGCAATTCTGCCAGTTCATTCCGAACCCTGCAATTTTGGGCTTTGTGATAAGGCATTTGACCGTTCCATCAGAAAACGCCAACATAGAGTTGCTTTTATATTCTGATTTATCAGAGCCTTTTACTTCCACGGATTCAGATATCAGTTCGCTTAATCTTGCTGATTCGTCATTTAAATCACACCATACAAGCCATTTCTCATTTGAACTATTTACAAGTTTCGCAGCTTTTTTACATCTAAGTTCAAGACTTTCCTTTCTGGCTTCTCTTCGTTCTGTAAGTGTTAATGATTCTTTTATCGGCTCATTTCCGTCTACAATAATTTCGTTAATGTTAAGTTTCGGAAGATCGTAGCCAGATACTTGATACCCGATATTTGCTGGGTTATCTACAAATACACTGAATGTTGCCAGCCATTGCCAGAATACATCTGTTGCATGCCCCTTTAATCTCCATTTAGATGTTTGTCCACCGTCATGCACAAAGAACATTGATAACATTTCCGACCGTGTCATAACGCCGCAAAATTCGCTGTGATTTCCTATTTCCATATAGTCATTGGGGGCTGGTGTTGCAGTACAAGCCAACTTATAAGGAACTGAATGAAAATTCTGAATAATTGCTGTTCTGACTTTTCCAGAATAAGATTTAAGAATACTACTTTCGTCAAGTACAACTCCCACAAATTCATTTGCAACAAATTTATCCATTTTTTCATAATTGGTAATATTAATACCGCTGATACATTCAGATTGGCTTTCCACAACTTTTGCAGTATAACCAAATTTTTCAGCTTCACGCTTCGTTTGATCCGCCACAGCCAACGGTGCAAGAATAAGAACCATTCCACCAGCGTGTGTGCAAACTTGATGTGCCCACGAAAGTTGCATTGGTGTTTTTCCTAAACCGCAATCAGCAAATATGCAGGCTTTTCCTTTCTTTAAAGCCCATCTCACAATGTCTTTTTGAAATTCATACAACATTGGATTTAATTCCGATTTATCAATATCAAACCCACTGCTTTCAAGAACAAATCGTTTGCTCTTTAAAAAATCTTCATAATTCATTTTTAAAAGAAGCCCGGTGCACCCTTACGTCAGCTGAAGGCAAGCTCCTTTCATTTTTTATTTTTTATCTTTGGAATTTAGCCAGTAGAACTACTGGTGTGTTAGAATCAGTGATAGTTTTCTTCATTGAGTAAGTCGTTGAATTTTTCCAACGCCTTAATAGATACTTTGTTATTTGCTTTTTCTGGTCTGATTGATAC